GCAGCACCGTCTGGAGCTGCCCCTGGACGAAGGGCTTGTAGACGCCGCCGACCTCCTTGGTCATGGCGATCATGACGAGGCACTCGATCGGCTTGGTCGGGTGCATCGTGAGGTCGCGCAGGTCGCGGATGAGCCCGGCGACGCCGCGGTAGACCTCGCCCCACTGGGCCTGCGTCGGCTGAGCACGCCCGGCTTGCTTCTCGAGGAACCGGTTCTGCAGCTCCGAGATCGAGTCGATGATCACGCTCTTGAACGGGTGGCTGCCGGCCTCGAGCCAACGGTACGCCTGTTCGACCTGCTGCCACGATCGCGTCTGCACGACGCACGTGTCCCAGGTCCCGTCGAGCTCAGGCGGCCCGCCGACGGCAGGATCCCAGTACTTCCGGTTGATCGGGAGGAAGCGGCTCGCCGACTCGACGTCGAGCAGGAGCCGAGGTGCAGGGCTTGTGACCGAGAGGGTCGACTTGCCCGCCTTGGACGGTGCGTGCACGAGGATCGTGAGCGCGCGACCGGTGGTCGCTGTGGTCATGTTGTGGTCTCCAGTGTCTGGGTCATGTCCGTGAGAACGGACTCTACTACAGGGCAAGGACAATGCGAACCAGCGGGCGCGGCTTTCTCGTCGGGTCGAACTCGACGATGAACGCCTCGTGGTCACAAAGAGTCTGGTCAGGGCCGACGAGCTTGTCGTGGACCTCGTCGCACATCTCATCAGGAACCCAGCCGATCTGCTGATCCCTCCACCCGGTGTGATCAGCCCACGTGACGCTGGGGATCGAAAGACTGCCGTGGGTCACGGCGATGGCGTGGGCGTTGTGCGGATTGCCGCGGACGAACGCGAGCCCGACGGAGTACGGGTTCTCCCACGACGGCTCGCACCAGTTGATGCGCGATGCGTTCCGAGACCAACGTGGCATGTACGTCATGCCCGTTGCCTCGAACTCGATCATCTCGCCGGGCGTGTCCACGTACTACCGGACCTCGGTGCCGTAGCGCGCGTGGCGCGGCGTGCGGACGAACAGCCGGTCGAGCATGGCACGAGCAGCGAGCGGGTCCTCGTCGACGACCTCGCACGGCTGCTTGTACTCGCACCAGCGACAGCTCGAGCTGGGCGTCGGATACATCAGCGCAGCGCCTTCGACGTCGAGCATCTCGATCGCGCGAAGCATCTCCTTGGCGATGTTCTCGATCTGCCGGACCTTGTTCGGTCCGGACCGCAGCGTGCCGGGGACGGGGAACGCCTCGACAGGCTTCGCCGTGATCCGTGACAGGTCCTTGTACTTCTTGAGGATCGTGTACTGCGCCTTGATCATGTGCTCGCCTGGCTCGAGGAGCTGCAGCAGCGCGATGTAGACGTGGTGCTGGTACGACCGCTCGAGGAGCTCGCGCTGCCCGCCGGTGAAGTTGCCGCTCGTCTTGTAGTCCTCGAGGAGCAGGCCCATTCCGTCGTCGCGGCGCCAGATGGCGTCGGCCTTGCCGCGGAGCACGATGCGCCCGCCGAGGATCGGAGCCTCGAGCGTCCGCTCGACGGCCTCGAGCGTGTACCCCTTGTACGGGTCCTCGTCGGCGATCCACTCGAGGTAGGCGGTGACGCAGTTCCGCCCGACGACGATGTCCTCGTAGAGCTGATCGAGCTGCCACTCCGGCCGCGTCCCGTCGCGGACGAGCGCCTCGAGGGCAGCGACGTCTACGCGAGCGAGCTCGGTGAAGTGCTCGAGCGCCGTCCGAGACGGATCGGTCCGCATGAGCTCGATCGCCTTGTGGACGCGCGACCCGAGCGCGAGCGCTCCGTCGTATCGAGGTGGCTCGTGGTACTCGTGGACGTTCCGCCACGACCAGGCTCGGCGGCAGTCGAGGAACGCTTGGATCTCGGAATGGGTGATGGGGATGACAGGTGTCGTGATCACGCAGGCTTGTCCTTCTATGAGGAACGGCTGATGTGGAAGTCGAGGTGGTTGCGCGCCGAAGCAATCGCCTTGGCGATCGACTCGGGCTTGTTGAAGCACGGCACCGTGACGGAGAACCCGCCACATGAGCACGCAGCTTCGACGTGTCCGTGCGTCTTGACGAACTTCGGCTCGCGTGTGACCTCGTGCCCCATCTTACCCGGTGACAGCTTGATCTTCTCCGTCACCATCGTCGGATCTTGGCTAGCCTCGATGGCCTTCCGCTCGGCCAGATCTGCCGGGTAGCACGGCTTGCAGAGCTTGCGCCGCTTGGCGTAGATCTCTGCCGGCTTGCCACAGCGGCTGCAGACTTCGAGCTGCTCGGTCATCGCTCGATGATGTAGATGCCGAAGTCAGCAAGCGCTTCGATCGTCAGCAGCTCCATCGGGACCGGGAGTGCTGGCAGCTCATCTGTAACTCCGAGCGCGAGAGACTCCGCAGCGTGGAACGGCTCGTTGACCTCGCGCCATGCCATGGCAGACTCGAGCCAGCGGAACACGCCGTTGTCGTCGTAGCCGTACGCTCGCGTCGCCTCGTACGTTCGCGCGCCACGGCTCGACGTTGTGTCCTTGACTGCGACGACGAGCAACATCGACTCGATGGCTGTCGGGACTTCGGCGAGGCTCATCCCTTGGACGTCCGCCAGGTTGGTGTTGCGCCCATCTGCTCGATAGCAGTCCGAGATCATGATGAGGCTGCTCGGCGAGCACGAGGCGCGTGCCCACTGACTGGCGGCAAGGACTTGGAGCAGTCGCGTCTTGTGGTCAGCGTCGAGGTCGAGCACCGCTGGCTTCGGCGCACCGACGGGCATGAGCATGGCGAAGAACGTCTCGTTGTCGCGCCTGGTGTGCTCGAAGAACGTGGTGATCTTCACGAGCTCGGCGGTCGTCGCGCCGTCGAACTTCGGCTGCGTGTAGGTGAGCTCGCTGCTCCTGTACGCGCTGTCGAACCCATCAGTCATTGGTCAGCTCCTGGATCATGCGCATCGTCGCACGCTTCCACTCGTCGATCACGTTGAGGTGTCGCGCGCGGACCGTGACGCCGTTGGGGAAGATCACGTCGAAGAGCTCGTCGAGGTCCTCGGCGGTCATGGCACCGTCGGCGCCGACGGTCGGCGTTGGTGCCGGCATCGGCACCGGCTCGGGCGCAGTCTCCGGCTCCGGCTCCGGCTCCGGCGTCGGCTGCGAAGCGGCCGCGTCTGTGGTCGGCGGCGCCACAGGGAACCGAGCGAGCGCCGGGCCGCGCGTCTTCTTCGGCTCGGAGCGGTGCGGCACGAGCTCCACGTGGTGCTCGTCGGGACTGACGACGTCGACGCGAGTCCGGTCGGTGACCGGCGCGGCCTTGGTCTGGTAGATCCCGCTCTTGACACGGGCGATCGTGCCGACGCGGAACATGCCGCTCAGCGCCTGCTGGATCTGCCGGTAGTCGAGATGCCCGAGGGTGGCGTAGATCTCGTCGGCGCCCATCGGCATGCCGGACTTGGCGAGCACCGCAAAGACCTGGTTGCGGATGCTGGGACCGCCAGGAAGCTGCGAGGCACGAATGACGGCCTCGCGTCCCTCGGGTGTCTTCGGCGTCACGACGACCGGGTCAGAGCCGTACGTCGGATGGACCAGCAGCTCCGGCTCCGGCTCCGGCTCCGGCTTGTCGGCCGGCGGCGGCGCATCGACCGGAGTCGTCTCGGCAGTGCGGATCTGGTCGATGGCGATCCGCGACGGCCCCTGCCAGAAGCCCTCGCCGGTGACGCTGGTCTTGCGGTAGAGCTCGATCAGTGTCAACGTCGGGTTGCCGGGGTAGTTGCCGGTCGGCTGGAGGTCGATCGTCTCGCGGGTGATGAGGTGCTTCATCCGGACCTTGCCGCGCTTGCGGCCAACGATCCGCCATCCCCAGGTCTCTGCTTGATCGATCACGTGCCGATTGCTCGGCTGCGTCGGTGTCTTGGTCGGAGGCATGCTCTGTCCTTCGTCGTGGTCAGTGGAAGGACCCTACCACGTGTGGCAGCAGTTTGTACACACCCTTAGGTACGACCGCCGCGACGAGGCTGCTTGACGAGCCGCTTCCTCTCGCGAGCGCTCATGCCCGCGCGCACTCCGAAGACGGCGTTGGCACTCGTCTCGGTCGCGGCTGCTTCTTCTCGGCACTCTTCGAGCACCGGGCAGAGCTCCATGCAGATCTGCTTCGCCGCCAAGATGTCCGGCGTGCTGGTGCTGTAGAACAGCGATGTCGCGCCGAGGCACGCAGCGTCGTCTTGCCACCGCGGCTCTCGCTCTTCGACGAGCACGAGAGCGATCATCATCGCAGCAGCTCCGTGACGTTGTCACGAGTGATCTCCTGGGCGCGGCTGTGCTTGCCGGCCATCTTGACGAGCTGCTTCTCTTCGACGGTGTCCTCGGTGACGTAGTCGACGTACACGACCTTGTCGTGGATCTCGCTGCCGATGCGATGGACTCGATCCTCCGCCTGCTCGTACGTGACGCTTGACCACGACCGTACGAGTCGCACCATGGTCGACGCAGCAGTGAGCGTGATGCCCTCTGAGCCCGCGCGCGTGCAGACGATGATCTGCGGCGACCCAGCCTCCATCGACTGGAACGAGGCCTTGGCGAGATCGCGCTCCTCGTCTGTGCTGTCGCCGTTGATCACGACGTAGTTGCGCCCGGCCTTCGACAGCTCGTCGCAGAGGATGTCCGCGGTCTGCCTCGAGTCGGAGAAGACGACGAGCTTCTGATCGCCGAAGTCGCCGTCCTTGAGGTCGTCCATGAACGCGTCGACCTTGGGCAGAGGGGCAACGAGCTTGTACGACCCGTCCGGCTGCTCCTCCACGAGACCCTGTGCGAACTGCGTCAGCCGCGATGATGCGACGAGTGGGTTCGAGGCTGCGACCGTCGTGCCGTCGTCGAGCTCCGTCAAGTAGTGGTCGCGCATGCTGTTGTACGCAGCACGGAACTTCGGCGGCAGCGACACCCATCGGGTCTGGTACGACTTGTCCGGCAGCCATGGCAGCGCCTGCGCCTTGGTCGTCCGACGCGAGATGGTGTCGAGCGTCTGGAGGAACTCGGGCGCCGTCGCTGGGTGGAGGCCCTTGATCTCGAACCCGCCCCAGAACCCAGGGTCGATCTGCAGGAAGCGATCCATCCACTGCGTCTTGTGCCCGTACTCGTGCTGTCCGCGAGTCGCGCGGAGCAGCGGCCACATGTCGTCGGGCGTCGACTCGATGGGAGTCCCTGTCAGTGCGATGACGTAGCTGCACTCGTCGGTCACAGGCCACAGCGCTCGCGTCTGCTTCGAGCCAGTGTCCTTCGCGCGGTGGACCTCGTCGATGATCGCGGCCTTGAACGCGATCGCGTTCGGCTCCTTCTCCTTGTCGCTGACCTTGGCCTTGCCGAAGTGCGCGTGGCGCGAGTACGTCCGAAGGCCTCCCCAGCCGATCACGTAGATGTCGCCACCGGGCTCGAGAGCCTTGCGCATCTTGGACGGCGTTCCCACGCACGTGCGGATGTCTGCGCCGGCGAAGAACCTGGGGATCTCGTCACGCGCCCACGTGATCACCATGGACTTCGGGGCCACGACGAGCAGCGGGAAGATGTTGTGCCCGCTGTGATCGAGCAGGCTCATCCCGGCGAGTGCCGACCACGTCTTGCCCGTCCCGGTCTGGTTCATCAGCAAGACGCGGTGCATCTGCTGCGCGAGCAGTGCATCCACGCCCTGATACGGGAAGAGCTTGTCGACTCCCGGCAGTGGCGGCAGCGTCACGCCATCTGGCAGCTCGAGCAGGCCGTGAAGAGCAGCTGCATCTTCACGGCGCTTCTTCTCGATAAAGGCCCACGCCTTCAGCTCGTCGCCGATCGTCAGCCCGGCACCGAACTCGCCGCGCAGTGCGAGGCACGTGTTCCATGTCAGCGGCGCGACGTGCGAGCGGTCCTTGCCGCTCCACCGGCAGCCGGGCACTGCCTTGGCTGCGTCGTTCGAGCGGAACGGGACGCTGACGAGGATCCGCGTCGGGTCGGCGGCGTCGATCTCCGCGTGTGCGGTGTGCATCACTGGCACTCTCCCATGACTGTCTGAGGTCTAGATCCGCGGATCATACCACCATCAGGTGTGAGTGCACAGAAGTGCGTGCCGGATCGCGTCTCGGGCGTGATCGCCCGCGAACCAGTACCCGAGCTCCTTGAGCCGATCGTCTGTGTACGCCTTCTTGGCGGACGCTGGCTGCTGGAGCCTGAGCTCGACGTCGTGCCATCGGCACAGCGCCCGCACGAGGCCGATGATGTACAGCGCGTCGTACGACCGTGTGAGCTTGTGCGTCCCTGGCCCGATCGAGAAGCGCTCGATCGCCACGTGTGTCAGTTGCCCGAACTCTGACTCGGCGATGGCTGCGTAGATCACGTCCTCGGCCGTCTCAGGGTCCTTCTGAGCCGCCCAGGCCATCGCGGATGTGTCTGCGCGCGCCGGAAGCTCACCCTCCCACTGGAGGACACAGAGGCCCGTCGTGCCGCCAGGGTCAACGCCAAGGATGCGCCTCACTGGCCTAGCAGGAACGCGGTGATCCCTACTCCTCCGTTGCGCGCATCGAACCACTCGACGGACGAGTGCTGCTTCTTCAGCTCATTGACGAACTGGACGACGCCGGGCTCATGGGCCCACTCAGTCGGCACTGTGTCGTGGAACGCGACGATCCCGCCCGGCCGGACGAGCGGAGACCACAGCTCGAAGTCAGCCTTGACTCCCTCGTACGAGTGGTCACCGTCGATGAACAGCAGCCCAGCCGTGCCAGGTTCGACGGCTGCCTGATCGACCATCTTGCTCGAGTGGCTGTCGCCTTCGAGGATGGTGAGGATCTGGTCGTGACGAGGCCATCGATGCCACCGCTCGCGATCGGCGAGCACTTCTGTCCTGGGTGGCTCGTACTCTGTGAGCTGATCGACGGTCACGACGTGCGCGGCAGTCGGCAGCTGCAGCCAGTACCAGAGCGTCCCGCCGTACAGGCTGCCGATCTCGATGACGGTCTGCGCTCCGGCGAGGCTCGCCATCTCCCACAGCGACCCGAACTCGAGCGGTGACTGCAGCATGCGCACAGGGCACTCGGGCAGGTCCTGGAACTCGGCCACCTCCATCAGAGCCTCCCAGCTCGCCGGCGCTGTGCCGGCCTCTTGCTCGCCGTCGTCTTCTTGTCGGGTGGCACCCAGCTCGCTGCCCAGTGGTGAGCGCCGAACGCCCATGGGTACTTGCCGCGAAGGTCGCGAGGCACGTTGTGCTTCTCGCTGTAGTGGTACGGGTAGAACGATCCGGGCGGGAGCAGGAGCCAGTCGGTGCGCCCGGGCAGGACGTGCGTCAGGACTCCTGGGCCTGACTCCCATGTGCCAGCGTGCTGCTGGACTGCTGCTTGCGCGAGGTCGAGCATCGCCTTGACGGCAGGGTGTCCGGGCTCGGCCCCCATGACCGCGTCAGGGATGACGTTGCGATCTTCCCACGCGGCGAAGCCTCGGTTGCTGAGCAGCGACTCGAGCGAGCGGAAGCACTCCACGTCTGAGTCGACGTACACGCCTCCCATCCGCCACAGGGCCTCGAGCCGGATCAGTCCTGCGAGCTGCGCGCCGGTCTCGCACTCGGGCCAGATCCAAGACGTCTCCCACTCTTCCGGGTCGAGCGGGTCACGGTACGTCCGAAGCTCCCAGCCAGGGTGCATGAGCTCCCAACCCCTCCACCAGCGCTCGACTTCTTCGGTGGTGTTCTCGGGCACGGTCCTGTGGAGGATCCGAGGGATGGTCGACGGTGGCAGATCGAGGATGTTGTCGCGGACCTTCTGCACCGCCTCGAGATCCCAGTGAGCAGCGCGGTAGCGCTCGCCACGGACGCGGTTCTGGATGAACGTGTCCTCGAGCGGGTTGTTGCCGCCACTGACGACGTGATGCAGATGCCAGCACTCTGCAGTGATCATGGCCATCTTCCGACCGCTCGCGGTCTCGCACGCGACGCGGAAGGCAACGTCTTCCCAGCCCCAGCCCTTGAACTCCTCGTCGAACCCACCGACCTGGTCCCACAGCTTGCGGCTGACGACGACGCAAGACGAGCACGCGTCCTTCGCGATGCCGTGGATCATGGACGGCTTGCGCCAGTTCCCGCGGTACCCGTCCATCACGAGGCCAGTCCCGTGCTTGCTGAGGCTGATCCGCTCGTTGTAGCCGAGGACCATCTGATCAGACGCGTGTGCGAGAGCCACCGCGTCGCGGACGGCGGCAGGGTTGCACAGCACGTCCGAGTCGATGATCACCGCGACGTCGAAGATGCCTGCTGCTGTCGCTGCACGATTGATCGCCATCGCCCGGTTGAACGGGCCCTCGTGCTCGAGGTGATGGCCTTCGACGATCTCCCAGTCCGGCTGATCGTGCTCCCACCACGTCCGGGCGAACGCCCACAGCCTGTCTCGATCAGCGAACCCGTCTCGACGTGGGACGAGGACTACGACTCGCACTGCGAGACCTCCTTGATCGCTGTGACGAAGCGGGCTAGATCTTCCTCTGGGGTCAGCGTGTCTGCGAGCGCCAGCGCCATGGCTGAGGCCTCTTCCCATTCGTCCGGGCGCGACAGTCGCTGGATCTCGCGGCACCAGCCGTCGATGTCGTCGCGGTCGACGAAGATGCCGGCAGGGCCGAGCGACTCCTGCAGGCCGGGAGTCGGATGCGCGATGGTCGGGATCCCGAACGTAGCAGCTTCCACGCCGACGCGGCCGTACGCCTCTACGAGTGACGGCATCAGATTGATCCGTGTCTCCATGTAGACATCGAGCATCGACGCACGTGGCCTCAGCGCAAAGTGGTGCGCGAAGACACGGTCGACGTCTGTCCATGGGTCGATGCCAACGAACAAGACGTCTGGGAGCACGCTTGCCAAGCGAGCTGCAGCCTTGCGGAACGTCTCTTCTCCCTT